AAGACTGGCAAAGTAATCCAAGCCGCTACGCGGCCGCACCCTGGCTTTGAGATGACTGTTGGCGCGACCGTGCTGCCCGGAGCTAGGTTTGTCCCAGGGTCGCCGGCCGCCGATTTTCAAGCTCGCGTTGATCAACTTAACGGCGAAGCTTTTTTACAAGCCTATGAGACGCTTAAAGGTGGCGGCCATATTACGGACACTGAAGGTAAAAAAGGTACGCAAGCCATCAACCGGATGTCTTTGGCGCAAAGCGAAAAAGAATTTATTACCGCCGCTCGTGAGGTGCAAGGCATCATTAAAAAAGGCGTCGAGCGCGCGCAATCACGAGTGTCTTCTGCCGAATCAGTGGCCGGCGGGGCGCGCAGCGCAGCGCCGCGCGGTAAGGCCGGCGAAGACTCCAACGCACCCGCGCAAGTTAAGTCGGATGCCGACTATGATAAGTTGCCGTCCGGCGCACTATTTACTGGGCCTGATGGTGTTTTGCGAAGGAAGCCATAATGAGCTGGCGTGACGCACCTGCGGTTGAAGGATGGAAGTCGGCTCCCACAGTAGAGCAGACGCCGGCGGCAGCGCCAGAAGTTCAACAAACTCAACCTCGCGGTGAACCGCCCGCATGGGCTGCTGAGTACCCAAATCTCTACAAAGCCGCCGTCACGACGCGCCAGATGGCTGGCCCTACGCTTGAGATGTTGGGCGGCTTGGGTGGGGCGGCTGTCGGTACGGTTGGCGCAACTCCCGGCTTGGGTACGTTGGCAGGCGCGGGCGCGGGCTATGCGGGCGCTAAACAGGTATTACGTCTTGCGGATCAGTATTTGGGTCTTGAGCCACGACTCACGCCGCAGGACGCCATCGCCCGCGCTACAAAAGACATTGCAGAAGGCGCTACGCTTGAAGCCGGGGGCCGTGTTATTGCGCCAGTTGTCGCGCCTGTTGCAAACTTTTTGATGTCTGGCGCTGCCACGGGCGCGGGAAAACTTGCGGACATTCGGCAGTTGCCCAATCAACTCGCCGCTAAAACAGCCCGAGAGTCGTTTGGCGGCCCTACTGAAGTAGCCGCAGCCCGAGCAGCGTTACAGGCACCTGAAGCAGCAGGCCTCACCGCGCAACAGGCGCTTGCTCGCGGCGGTGTGGTCGCTCCAAGCGCTCAAGCTACGATGGCACGGGCAATTGAACGTGGCGGGGCGCTAGGCACCAAAGCACCGGTGGATACGCGAGCCGCTATCGAAGCCGCGCAAGAAAGCGCACGCAAGGCAACGATTCAGAATATTACGCCTGATCTGCAAGAAGCGATTAACGCTCGCCGCGCTGCATCTGCGCCGCTTTACGAAGCGGCAGACCGCGCGGTGGTGCCTATCGACGCGGAGTTGTCCGCAGTGCTGGCGCGCATGCCTGAAGGCACACTTGCGCAAGCGGCCAACATCGCTAAGATGGAAGGCCGCCCATTTATCATGGGCAAGACGACTCCTGCGCAAAAGGTAGAGACGGGCATCTTGACTGCTGCTGGGACGCCTGTAACTCGTGAAGTGCCGGCGCAGACAGCCGAGATTACTGGCGAGTCTTTGCATTACATCAAGCGTGCGCTGGGCGACATTGCATATGGCGCGCCTTCTACGCAAGCTGGTCGAGATGCGCAATTGGCCGCCCGTACGCTGCTAGACGACTACATCAAAGTTTTTGAGTCAAAAGTGCCGGAGTATGGGCAAGCGCGTACGACATTTTCAACGCTGTCGGCTCCCGTTAACCAAGCGCAGGTGCTAAAAGAAATGGTGTCAGTGCTTGAAAAGCCGGGCGGCGGCGAGCGTATTGGCCCGTTTTTGAACGTGTTAGGGCGCGGCGAGCAAGCAATGCTTAAGCGCGCTGGCGGGCGCGGAGCGCCTCGGTTTGAAGCGCTTAGTGAAGTGCTAACCCCGGAGCAAATCTCTACTGTTCGCGACGTTGCCCGGCAGCTCGAAACAGAAATGTCGATCGGCCAACAAGTGACCGCAGGGCGTCAGCGCGCGTCTGAGCTCATCAAAGATGAACTGCCAAACTATCGCATTCCCAACGTGTTTAATGTGTTCGTCACGAGCGCTAATCGAGTGCTTGACACACTTGGCACACGAGTAGGTAAAAAGACGGTTGAAAAAATGGCCGAATCATCATTGTCGGCCAAGTCATTTGATGACTTACTCAACACGCTACCGGCACAAGAGCGGGTAAAAGTATTGAAGGCTATCAATGACCCCGACACATGGAAGCCAGCAATCCGCGCCGCGACGCCAAAAGCAATGGTTGGTCTTGGCAGCACCATCACCCCTACTAACAATTTAGCGCCAGAAAGCGCACCTGAAAATGCCCTTGCGAGGTAACGATGGCATCAGCAAACGAAGTGGAGGCTCGCTTGAACACGCATGAAGCGGTATGCGCGGAACGATGGACTGAGACGATCCTGCGCATCAAGCGGCTGGAGCATATCTTGATCGGCGGGGCGGGCGCGATTATCCTGCTGTTGTTGGGGCTTGTGTTAAAGGTGTGACATGCTGGACCCAATCAGTCTGTTGGCGACTGCGACTGCCGTCTTCAACGGACTGAAGAAGGCGGTGGAGCTGGGGCGTGAGGCCGAGGATGTGTTCGGCCAGCTTGGCAAATGGGCCGGCGCCGTCAGCGACCTGCAAGAGTGGATGAACGGGCAGCAGAACACCAAGCCCCCGCTGTTCAAAAAGCTCACCTTCTCAAAGTCTGCGACCGTCGAGGCGTTTGACGCCTACGCCGCCCAGGTCAAGATCAAGGAGATGGAAAAGACGCTGTACCACTGGTTCCATTACGGGCCGTTGCAGCATCTAGGCCGCGACGGCTACGTCGAGTTTGTACAGATGCGCCGGCGCATCAAAGAGCAGCGCGAGAAGATGGTCTACGAACAAATCAGGCGACGCAAGAAGTTCATCAAGAACACCTCCGACGCGGCGCTCGTTGCCGTTGTGGTGGGCTTGGGCGCGATCATTCTGTTCCACATCGTCATGTTCATCGTCGACAGGTGGCCCAAATGAACTACATCTTTGGCATTATCGTCTTGCTCATCGCTGTCTTGATGATAGCCCTTGCGGAGGTAGCGCGCTGATGGCCCCGATCATTGCAGGTATCGTCTCTACTCTCATCCAGAACAACCTGCCCAAGGTCGCGCAAGCGGTCGTGGACAAGGGGCTTGATTACGTTCAAGAGAAGACGGGCGTTGAACTCAAGCCCGACATGAACGCCGAGGACATCACGCGCCTGCGCGAGCGCGCGATGCAGCATGAAGAGTTCATGGTCGAGCAGGCGAACAAGAACACGGCAGACGCCCGCGCGATGCAAATCGCGGCGCTTATCAACGGCAACGGCGTCGGCAAGTCGTTCGTTTACGTGCTGGCGACCTTCTGGTCCATCGTCGCAGCCGGGTACATCTTTCTGATCACGATGGTAAAGATTCCGACTGACAACGTGCGCTTTGCCGACACGGTGCTGGGCTTCATCTTGGCGACCGTGGTCGCAACCATCCTCAACTTCTTCTTTGGTAGCAGCGCGGGCAGCAAGGCCAAGCAAGATACGATTGAGAGCAAGAAATGAAAGAGAACTGGAGCGCCGCGCTGGCGGCAGTGCTGCATCACGAAGGGGGTTTCGTTCACCACAAGGACGACCCAGGGGGCATCACTAACCTTGGCTGCACCAAGGCGACGTGGGAGAAGTGGTGCGGGCATCCAGTGACCGAGCAGGACATGCGCGATCTGATGCCTGAGGACGTGGCGCCGCTCTACAAAGAACGCTATTGGGACAAGGTGCGCGCCGACGATCTGCCGGCGGGTGTTGATTACGTGGTCTTCGATACCGCCATCAACTCAGGCCCAGGCCGCGCGGCCAAGCTCCTGCAAGAGGTGGTCGGCGTGACGCCGGACGGCGCGATCGGCCCCATGACGCTGAAGGCCGTCGCTGCCATGCCGGCGGCGGACGTCATCAACAAGTTCCAAGACAATCGTCTTGTCTATCTTCAGACGCTACCCACTTGGCCCACGTTTGGTCGGGGCTGGGCACGCCGCGTCGAAGAAGGTCGGGCTGCGGCACTACAGATGTCTCGATGAGCTTGTTGATGTACCACTGAGCCTTCCGCAAGTCCTCGACGCCGTTCTTCTGTTTCCAGCGCCACAGGTACTTGATGGCATTAGCGGTACAAACCGCATCAAGCCCTTCCAGCCCCGCGGTCGCTGACGCGAGCGCGTCAATACACTCAACGCCGCCGCGTGTGTAGTGCGGCGGGTGATTCACCATGTCTACCATTTTGCTTCTCCAAGTTCAGTCATCATATCCTCGAGCGTGGGGGTAGGAAGTGGGCCGCTTGGGCGGATCAGGTGTGTCGGAAACGGCCACTGCGGGCGGGTGTCGGACGATGGACCAGAGCTGTTGCCCGCTGACGGTGACGTATTGGGCGACGTTGATTTTCTCAAGTCTGAAGAGGGCATTGCGTACTCCACTTGGGGACATCATAAACCGCTCAGCAAGCGCCTGGATGGTGACAGGCGCTTTGTGCGTGCGTAGATAACGCTCAACTTTCTCGGTGAGCGTCATCTTGAATTACCAGTTGATTGCGGAGCATCCGCGCCTCGACCGTGATGTCTGAACATAGCTCACGCGCACGCATGAAGTTGTGTTCGTTTGTGGCGCGCCATAGCTCTTCCACCATGCGCTTTAAGTTCAGATAGCCTTCGCTGTAATCAATCATCGTCCTACCTCTGAAATGCGGGTTAGTTCTTTGGCCTTGGCCCACTTGGCATGGTACTCGGGTAGCTCCGACGGAGGCACCCAACCGTGACGGCGCCACGTCTTGGTGACGTCGGTTGCCACGCCTACGGCGTAGAGCACGTCGCACGCTTCAAGAGATCCAGCCGTTCCCGGGTAGTGCGTAATGCTGCTGCCCGCATATGCATCCGCTCGATCAGTGACACGCGCTTCTTGCCTGCCAGCTCCGCTTCGATCAGTTCCCATAGTTCACTCTCCGTCAGTTGATTAAGCCTTCGTTGTAGTTCGCGCCAGTTCAATTCGCTTCTCCAGTTTTGCAATCTCCGCAAGCACCCGGTTGAGCGCGCGCTGGGCGGCGTTGAACTCCCGCTGCCGTATGCGCGCCTCGGCCCGAGCGGCCTTTAGCTGTTCAGTCCATCGGTTCATTTGAGCGCCTCTAGTGCCATATCAGATACCTCTCGTTTCTCATGTAAAGCCTT